GTGCGGTGAATACGGCGATGACAATCTTCGCCCCCATTATCACGCGCTTATATTCGGACATAACTTTTCCGATAAGAAATTTTTCCGAAAAACCAATACAGGGCACAATTTATATACTTCTGATATTCTCGATAATCTATGGACACACGGATTTTGTAACATTGGCGCAGTCACTTTTGAAACTGCTGCTTATACAGCACGCTACGTTATGAAAAAACAAAATGGACGTTATCAGGATAATGCTAATAATATGTTTGGCCTTAGCCCTTACCATCGGGTTGATATGGTTACAGGAGAATACTTCGAGGTTGAATCCGAATATAACACCATGTCCCGCAGACCAGGTATTGGTCAGGGCTGGTATGAAAAATACGGAGAGGAAACCTACCGCGATGATTACATCATCGAACGAGGAGTAAAAATGCAACCTCCCACATACTACGATCAACAATATCAAGATATAGATATAATAAAAAAGCAGCGAAGACGAAAGGCAGCAAAGCGAAACAAAGACAAAACACCAGAAAGGTTACTTGCAAAAGAAAAAGTAAAGAAGGCCCAACTACGTTTCTTAAAACGCTCACTACAGGAATATTAAACATGGAACTAAAAGTCTTTTCTATTCACGACAAAGCTACCCAGGCATTTAATCAACCGTTCTTTATGCTAACAAATGCGGAAGCAATACGCGCATTTCAAAATATGGCGCGAGACCCTGATTCACAGATATCAAAAAATCCGCTTGACTTTCATCTTTACAGACTGGGAACATACGAGAATACAACCGGCGAAGTAACAAACGACCTGCACGATCTGGGCGCCGCCGCTTTATTTAAACAGGAAGATAATGTTGAAGAACTTTTCCCGGGTAAGGAGATACAGAAATGAAATCAGTCATGAAACATCAATTTAGCAAGGTTCCTTCTGTCTCTATACCTCGCTCAACCTTTGACCGTTCAAGCGGCCACAAAACCGCATTTGATGCCGGCAAGCTCGTTCCCATATTCTTCGATGAAGCTCTGCCCGGGGATACATTCAATTTAAACATGTCAGCATTTGCCCGTATGAGTACCCCGTTGTATCCGGTTATGGATAATCTGTATATGGATACATTTTTCTTTGCCGTGCCGCTTAGGCTCGTATGGGCAAATTTTCAAAAGTTCATGGGCGAACAAACTGATCCAGGTGATTCAACGGATTACCTGGTTCCAACTATAACCGCAGATGGCGGTGGATTCGATGAAGAATCCGTCTATGACTACTTGGGTATTCCTACAAAAATAGCAGGACTTGAAATCTCTGCATTACCACTTCGCGCAATGAATCTGATCTGGAATGAATGGTTCCGCGACCAAAACCTGCAGGACTCTCTAACCGTCGAAACAGATGACGGACCGGACTTGGAATCGGAATACACGCTTTTATCGCGTGGCAAACGGCATGACTATTTCACCTCTTGTCTCCCGTGGCCCCAGAAGGGCGAATCTATTGATTTGCCACTAGGTACAAAGGCACCTGTAGCTCATGACATAGTTGGCTCTGGGACAGATATAGGCGTTTATTCAACTGACTATGCTGATTATAAGAGACAGAATGCAAGTAACGTTTACCTGGTGTCGACATCAATAGCAACTACTGAAGCGGATAGTCTCTATGCTGATTTATCATCTGCGACAGCGGCAACAATTAATCAACTGCGCCAAGCCTTTCAAATACAAAGACTTTTAGAAAAAGACGCCCGTTCGGGGTCCCGTTACACCGAGATCGTAAGGGGGCATTTCGGAGTCGTCTCACCTGACCAACGTTTACAACGCCCGGAATATTTAGGCGGCGGTAGTTCACCTATAAATATAAATCCGGTTGTTAAAACAAATTTTACAGCTGGCACCGACGGTGCAGATGTGTCTGCATTTTCAACCACAGCAATCACTAATCATGGTTTTACAAAATCATTCACAGAGCATTGTATTATTCTGGGCTTTGCCAATGTCCGCGCAGACTTGACCTATCAACAGGGTCTTAATCGTGCCTGGTCACGTCAAACACGCTATGACTTCTATTGGCCCTCACTCGCTCAAATTGGCGAGCAGGCAGTACTCAATAAAGAAATCTACGCCCAGGGTACTGGTGGCGGTACTGATGACGACGATGTATTCGGTTACCAGGAACGTTATGCCGAATACCGCTACAAGCCCTCAATTATTACCGGCGCATTTCGGTCTAACTACACCGGAACACTTGATTCCTGGCATTTGTCACAGGAATTTACTTCACTGCCTACTCTGTCGGATACATTTATTACCGACACACCACCAATGGCGCGAGTTCTGATTGCAGGTGCAACAGAGCCAGATTTCATCTTCGACTCATACTTTAAACTACGCTGCGTACGTCCGATGCCGCTTTACGGTGTACCTGGCATGATTGACCACTTCTGATGTTTGGCTCACTCGGATCTGTATTAGGTGCTGTTGCTGGACCACTAATCACTGGTGGGCTTTCAGCCTTCGGCGCTTATCAACAAGGCGAAGCGTCCCAGGCATCAGCTAAAAAGCAGATGCAATTCCAGAAAAAGATGTCGAATACATCGTTTCAACGAGGAATGGAGGATCTCAGAAGAGCAGGACTAAATCCGATACTAGCCGCCAAAGTCGGCGGCGCATCAACCCCGCAGGGTGCAGGCTACCAGGTGCCTAATATTGGCGAAGCTTTCGCATCTGGAGCTCACTCTGCTACCGGTATGCGACAAATGTTGGCAGGCACCGAAAAAACTAAAGAGGAAACAAAAAACGTACCTAAAACGGGTGATCTACTTTCACAACAAATGCGTACTGCCCAGGCACAAGCGGAGGCATTACATGCCCAGGCAAGAAACTACAACTTCAATTCTGCAAAATCAGCAGCAGAAACAGTAAATATTGAAAAAACTAATAAGATAATGGAACAGGCGGTAGCCAGCTCCAAAATTGAAGCTGAAATAGATCAAACAAACTTTGGTAAAGTAATGCGATACTTAAACCGCTTAAACCCTTTTGGCAATTCTGCAAAAGGACTAATCAGGAGATAAATATGACTTTCAAAGCACCTGAAGAACAACCACGGCCCACTGTTGATACGGGGCCTGGTCTAACTAAACAATCAATGGCCAAAGATACAGATATCAATCTGATTGTGGCCAAATACCAAAAAACCGGCCTGGTTAATTTCGTCAACGAAAACCAGGGCGAATATATGGAAGCTCCAGAGATGGACTTCCATCAAGCGATTGAATATATCGCAAAATCAAAAGAACTCTTTGACGAGATGCCTAGCACTCTCCGAAAAAGGTTCAATAACGACCCTGGCGAATTCTTGGACTTTGTCCACGATGAAAACAACGCCGATGAGATGGTTAAACTCGGCCTAGCAAAGCGCACACCCGAGGAACCTCCAACGGCACCAGCAGAACCTGCTCAAACAACGCCAGAGGTCGGAAATGCCCCATAAGGGGCAAAACAAGCCCCTGGAGCAAGTAGCACTTGTGCGCTTGTCCCAGGGGCAAGAGGGCGCGAATTGCGCCCCAAGGACAGTACTCTTCTTGATGTAACTGTCCTGACTGACACAAGTCAGTCAAAAAACAATAAAAAATAAAAAACAGTTGACAAAATAAAATAATTATGTACAATAATAATTGTCAACTAGGAGAAAAATATGGATACACAAAATTTAACAATGGATGATTTAAAAATAGCAATGCAGGTATTACAGCAATTATCCTTAACTCAATCTACCAGGCAAAAGGTAGTCGAGCAATTACAGCTCAAGGCCATGCAGGTTCAACAATTCGATCTTTTCGACCAGGAGGATATTTAAATCCCATGAAAATACCTTTTCAAACTACTAAATGGCTTTTCTCAAAATTCTGGACAGGCGATACTTGGAATACTGGTCTAGCCAGTTGTTACTTAACTAAGCAAGGTTCGACTACTCTTCTTAACATGCAGAAAACTATAGGAGTAAGATAATATGCGTAGACGCAGAATGAACAGCAGAAAATCTAAAAGGCTTTTCCGTCGCACCGGATCCGGTGCTCACAAGAAGAACTTTCGCGCCTCTCCAATGCGTGGCGGCATCAGGCTGTGATGTTCAGTGCCATGCTACAGCCCCCTAAATGGCTACAAGGCTCGCCACTTAAACAAATCAGGCAAGCGTTCTATAGTTTTCAATACGAAAGACGGATACGTCGACATGCCCGTGCAGCTGCCCTGCGGCCAGTGCGTAGGATGCAGGCTCGAACGCAGTCGACAATGGGCGCTGCGTTGCGTGCACGAAAACAGCCTGCATCAAGACAGCCAATTTATAACGCTCACATACAACGAGGAGAATCTGCCACATCATGGTGGGCTAGAAAAAAGCCACTTTCAGAACTTCTTAAAAAGGTATAGGCAATATCTCAATCGAAAAGAAGGAGGACAAAAAATCCGGTATTACATGTGCGGTGAATACGGCGATGACAATCTTCGCCCCCATTATCACGCGCTTATATTCGGACATAACTTTTCCGATAAGAAATTTTTCCGAAAAACCAATAC